TCTTGTCCGTCTGGGCTTTTTGAGCCGCGCTCTGGACGGCCTGCTGGTACTTGGTCCACAGGGAAATGCCGCCCATCAAGACAACACCGATGAGAAGAAGTGGCCAGATCAGAGTGCCGAGCGCTGCCTGCACGGCTAAGGCCGCAGTTTTGAGATAGGTAAGTGCTGTACTGAAACTGAATGTGCCAACGGTCGCCGGTATCAGGCACTTGTAGTACAGCACGATATCGCTAATGAGTTTCAGGAAGCTCGGGCTAGTAGTTGCCAGAGACCCGCGCATGGCGAGGCTCGCCGCAGTAAAGGTTTTGACCGCTGCCGCGGCCATGCGGACCACGAAGCCCGCAGTCTTGAACGCGAGAAACCCCTTGACTACCCAAGCCGTGAGCGGGCCAATGGTGGACCAGTACCGGACGATGGTGCGCCCAACCCCCACGACAACGCCCCAGAGTCCCTTGAGCGCCGCTGTTAGAGCCCCTATGCTAGCCGCGACACCTGCTCCGAAAGTCTGTTCGATGGCGTACTGCAATCCTCCGGCCCGAAATGCGTCATAGAACCCGATCGCAACATCGCGGACCTTCTGCAGCCACGACACCGCGCCCTGGAACAGCCCCTTAGTCACCTCGCCAATCGTCATCTGCCAGACGTCTTTAATGGTGGAGGTAACACCTTCCCAGGTGTTCTCCATCTTCGACATCATGCCGGGGAAGCGTTTGTTCATGCCCTCGGTGAACATTTTGATAGCCTGTTCTGCGGGTATGAGGCCGCGCTGAGACAAGTCCATAACCTCAGCCGTCGATTTCCCCATGGCCTCGGCAAGGATCTCCCAGGCGGGAATACCTGTCTCGGTGAGCTGTCTCATTTCCTCACCGGAGACTTTGCCCTTCGCGCGCATCTGTCCGAGGGCTAAGATGATTCGATTTATGCCTTGAGCGCCCAAGCCCACGGCAGCAGTAGCGTTGCCGACGGCCTCCATTGTCGGGAGCACGTCCTCAGCAGCAAAGCCGTAGGCAAGCATGCGCTTCGAGGCGTCCAGGAGGTCAGGGAACTCGAAAGGTGTCTTGGCGGCGAACTTCGCAACATCGTCCAGGAACCGCTTGGCTCTCTGGGCACTGCCCAGCATGGTAGTGAAGCCGATCTGGGCCTGTTCCATCTGCGCGTTGAAACTTATCATCGTGCCTACTGTGGAGCGGAAGCCAGTCTGGACTGCCGAGAAGAAGCCCATTCCCAGCGTGAATGAGAATGCGTTCTTCAGGACACCGGACAGAGATGAGCCTAACGTCTCCGTCCGTCGTTTAGCCGTACGCTCGTCCTTATTGAACTGTGCGAAATCCATGCCCAGCATGGAGTATACTTCGCCGACCTTCATCAAGATTCACCACACTTTCGAGATGGCAGTATGGGCCGTGATCTGTCTCGGGCCTGCTACCACGGCCCCCTGAGACCTTTCTCCTTCGCATCTTGAATCAATGGAGCCCAGTCGGTTTGTTTGCCGGGCCGGGCCCAGTTGTCTCGAAACATCTGCTCCATGAGCCGCTTGAAGTCCTTGCTGATGAAGTCATCGGGCGACGTAAGTTTGGGTTTGCGCCTCTTGCCCGACATACTGGCCGCCAACCCAAGGAACCCATTCGTCGCGACCGACGCCAAGAACGCCCAATTCTCCCTCATGTCGCGGTACCGCTCGGCTAGTTTGCGCTTACTCAGGGCCTTGACGATACCCGGTATCTCGCTGCGATACAACCTGTCTATATCATCCAGCGTCCAGCCGTACTCGGAGGCCAGCAGGTCTACCGTTTCCGCATCGTACCAGCCCGCCGCGAAGTCGGGGTCGCTGGAGGAGCGCTCGTGGCTTGCTGCATCGCCCCCGCTTGCGCCAGATTCATCAAGGGAGTCACCAGGCGTTTCAGGCCGAAAAAATTGACGTCCACAAACGCCTCGAAGAGGGCTTCCAACTCGCTCATATAGGCATTGTCAATATCCTCGGCGGTGAGCCCCGGGAACAATTCGGGGAGCTTCTTGCTCAGGACGTCGTCGACGTCCAGTTCGAAGAGCTTCGACGGGTCGACCTCGGAGAGCTTGCCGCCCGAACCCGGGAACAGGTTGGTGATGAGAGCCTTGAGCTCACCGATTCGCCGTTCCTGGACGTCTATGGTCTTGCCGGCTATGGTTACTGCTTTATTACGCATGGAGTATCCTCCTTGGGAATCTGCCCCGCCGCATCAACTTCACCCTCGAAGTTCACTGCGTCGGGTATGAAGCTGATCGTCGCTTCGTTTGACTGGTCGAGGCGAATCTTGAGGTCTATCGCCGTCACGCCCTTGAGTTCCTTGTCGTCAAGAAAAACTCGTGTCCCGAACCCGTTGGCTTGGGGCACAATGAGCCGTAAGCGCGTAGTACGCATAACTCTCAGATCACTCCTCAAACCCTCTCAGGCACAAAGGTCCGACGCCTCGGAAATCGATGCTCTGCTCAACCAAGCCGTCCACAGGCGCTTCAACGCCCTCCGACGTGATGATCGCGTAGCCCTCCAAGCAGGTCTGAGATGGACCAGCGTCAACGAAGAGCTTAACGACCACGACCTTACCCAACGACTCGAAGAACCGCTCGTCCCCCCAGAAGGCTTCGGCGCCGCCCGACCAGCCTTTCAGGATCGGCTCGTATTCCTTCCAGCCGCCGGACTCGAAAGTGGTTGCGTCCTCCTCGTCCACCTCGGCATCTATCGACCAATTGAAAAACCCGCCCGCCTGGTCGATGCTGAGAGCGCTGCCCGAGACGGTCACAACGGCCTTTGAGTCCTGTGCTTCGTCGAAGACCACGAAGCCGCCGGCGCCTTCGAGAGTGAAGCCGGCAGAGACGATGTCGCCATCGACCCGAACGGTGACAGGCGTCTCCGGGTCCCAATACCTGCAGTCGGGATCCGTGACCTGATACCGCTTTCTCACCGCGTCCGGCGTTGTCGCTTCATTCGTGAAGGGAACAGGGGCGGCATCTGCCCTGCTCGCGTATACCGCCCCTACTTTGCCTGCCATGGCCATACCATCAGCCCCTTACGTCGTGGTCGGGGTCAGCGCCCCCGTGCCCCTGAAGTCGGCCGAGATGCTCGCCTTATCCTCAACAGGCACCTCGACGTTAAGGGCCGTCAGAAAGGCTTGGCCTGTAAAAGTGAGCGAGCCGTCTGTCGCCGTCACCTTGAGTTCGATACTCGCTATTGTGCCGATCTTGTCAAAGAGCGCAGCCTTATGACCCTTCACCAAGTTGCCCTCGAACGAGCCGGACCACTCTTTGAGTCCAGCCAGGAACTCTTTCCAGTCGCTAGAGTCGAAGTTGGTGGTCTCGATCTCGTCAACACCCACATCGAGCGACCAATTCCCCATCTCCGCGATGCTGCCGCTATCAAACTTTATCGAGCCGCCTTTTCCTGCTATTGCCACTTTGATCCCTCCTACCGTTCCTTGAGAACTGAAAAGTTGCAGACAAACTCCGACCTGTTGTTCGCATCGAGCCCCAATGACTCGGGGCTCTGGTTCGCTCGAATGAGCAGATACCGCCTGTCGCCCAAAACCTCGTTAGCTAGGCCGTGCAAGGCGTCAACTACCGCCTGGATTCTGGCCCTGCCAGCAGAGTATGACTTGTCTCGCACCCTGACTTGCAGGCCTGGGCGCTCTAGGACTGCGTCTTCGCTGCCCATGGTCATCTCCATAGGCTCACCGGCGTATTCGAAGAGCGCCACCAAATTGTCGGGAGTGTCGGGCATGAAGCCCTTGTAGACGCCGGAGATACCTTGCTGTTGTAGGTATGATGCTATGTCGTCGAGGAGCAACCGGCCTCACCTCCTACTCGGCATCCCTGAGCGCCTTTTTTACCCTCAGCCTGACCAGCTTCATAACCTTAGCCTTGAGCCTGTTGAACGGGTCCTCCAAGTACTTGGCCTTGCGGCCGGGAGTCGAAATCGGATTCCTCGGATCTGGGTGCCGCAAGGTTAGGTCTTCATGTTGGCGGACCGCATATGGCGTGTTGTAGGAGACATACACTTCGTTTCTGCTCGGAAAGTCTGTGACAGTCCCCGATCTCGCCAGAGTGCCTGTCGCGAGTGGGACCTCTTTCAAACTCTCCGTGAGGATCGCCT